CGCATTCTTCTGGGCTTCTCCTTCAGCCTTCTTTTCTTTTTGTTCAGGGGTCTCCTGGGCTGCTTTTGGTGCTGCTTTCTTCGCCTTCTTAGGCTTTGCTGTCTCTTCCTCAAGATAAGTAAGCTTAAAGGATCTCTTTTTAAGCTTATTATAACTGTTCATTAACTCGTCAAAATAATCCATATAATATAATAGGGGAGATGCAGAGAAGGCTCAGTCTAAATTTGTAGACTGAGCCCTATACTTTTACATTGATTTTTGTTTAAGGAGTTCCAAGTGAGTAGTTATACTGTTGCATGAAATCATACTTGAATGTAACTTCTATCGAATGGAAATCATTAGTAGAGTAATTAAACTCAGCAGCACTCCACTTATTAGGCCAAACTCCATAGAGTTCTAAGGTAGAGTGAGGGACTAGAGTATTATCTAATTGAACAATCTCTACCTTCTCAGCCTTGAAAGTCTGTCCTGCGACTCCCCCTGGTTGAGCATTCTTAGTCATTTCCCCTGTAACAGGATCGTAAATGGAAGTAAAGTATTTCCATAAATCACTAGCCGTTTCTCGTAGATATAGGTTATCAAATGTAACAACTAAATCTCCTTGAGTTGGTCGGCCAGGATAAAATACTTTATCATTTATCCTATCAATAGGCATAGGTTCAACATTGATTTCAGCCCCTGTAATTTTCTTTGCAGCTAAAGTTAGATCAGTTTGATTAGTTACCTCAGCAGGTAAACCAAAGAAATGAATTTCAAATTGGTATGCGCGAACTGAATCTAAGTCTGTGGAGATCGTAGGTAGCCCCTGACCTGGGGTGAAATTACGACCGTATTTGTCCTTATAATATGATGTTGCCATAAACTAAACTCCTATAAGCTTCCTAACTGTGCAGATTGATTAGTTAGGTTAATTTCGAAGATAAGGATTTCGGCAGTCTTGGTAGGTTTAATAAGTACCTTAGTCCATAACTCATTTCTATCAATCCTTAACGGTGTATTTACTGTCTTATCGCAAACAACACGGAATTCTGTAATTCCGCGCCTTCTACGAATATCATCCAAGAAGGGATTCATTACCCCTTCTATCTGAGCCCAAGTGAATTCATCATTGGGTTCAAAGACAAATCTTCTGGTAGATGCAAGAATTATCTTTCTTATGTAGATCATTAGTCTACGGATATTAATTCTGTCTAGAGCCGTAGGAGATCTTTGAGTAGTACGCTGACCCCATATAGTAATACCTTGTTGTGGGAAGTTTACAATTGGGTTAACAACATTTCCACCACTATAAAGAGCATCTCTATCGCCTTGATTTAATTTAACCTCTGTCTCCACTGGCTTTGTAAGGCGTCCTCTACGATACCCAGCAGGAGCAAACCAACTATCAGCTACAGTATCAGTGTATGCCATCTGGCGTGCTGCATAAATAGTTGGGTCAAACCAACGATCTTTACCGTCAAAAACACTGAATACTTTTACCCAAGGATAGTACACGGCTGCGTAAGAACTATTTATAGCAGCCGTTCGTGATCCAGCAGTACTCGCTGACTTCCCATTAGTCCAATCAATTGCATCTTGAGGAGGGCCAATTGCATAGGGTGGAGCAACTAATGCTATGAAATTTTGTGTGCCCTCCGCTAGAGTAATAAGATTATTCTGAACACTCTGATTCGCAACCCCAGGAATAAGAGCAATTCCAATATTCAATTGATCTTCATCTAATGATTGCATTCCTGTCTTAGGAACTACATTAGCATTACCAATTAATGCAGTGTTATTAGCCGAGTCTGATCCCGTACCATTGTCGCCGCCTGCCATGTTTGAAGCAGCGTCTTGAATAAGTTTGTTCCATCTACATCCATTAGTCGCGCCAGTTACATTCAGGGAAGTAGGAGTACCATCGGCTCCTGGATCGAGGCCGGGACCTTGAGCCAACCATCGGGTAGTCATATTAAAGCCTGTAGTCCCTACTAGAGTTCCAGTATCTCCTCCAAAATTAGTTAACTCTGTAACCGTGGCATCTACATCATCTTTTACAAGATTACCTTTAATAATCTCAGATTTTAGATCTGTTTCACCTGTATTAATTACTTCTTCAATAAAGGTTCCTGATCCAACTAAACTACATTTGAACTGTTCATCAGAAACACCATCCTGATTTACAATAACATTAAAGTTTTGGCTGCCTAACCCACCTACAGTAATAGAGTTACCACTTGTTGTACCGTCAGATTTAGTTCCTCCATTATATCCAGCACCAGGATGAATAGAAACAATAGAATAAGCTGTAGAATTAGTTCCTGTATTCATGATAGAAGCCCCATACACTTTACAAGCACTAACGAATGGTCCCGAAGCCCCATAAGTGGCCCCAGTGTTGTTGATTGAACTAGCTGCCATTAAAGCAGATGTTCCGCATGCTTCATCAAAAGTACTTGTTCCACTACAAGCAGAGACAGACATGTAAGCTCCTGAGCCTGCAAAAGCACCCACAATAGCTCCTGAAAGCCCTAGAACCGAAGTAGGACTACCTCCGTCAAACACCCCTACTTTATCAGCGTCTAAACCTCCACCAACAACTGATCTGATTGCTGCGGCTTGACCTGACGCTCCTGTTCCAGCAGGAATATAAAAGTCTTTTCCCAAACCTCCATTATCGAGATACTGGGCTGTTCCGTCATTATCATAAACTTGAATTCTTAGAAGAAGTGAACTAAGAACACCCCATCCCTCATCCCCTAGGGTGCCCGCCGCCAAATTCCCAGAAACAATAACTGAAGGGCATCCACCCATACTCATAGTTGCTGAAGCATCTGCGGCAGTAGAAGCGGCTGCTCTTACAAAATAGAGATTGCTAGTTTGTTCTAGAATTTCTAAAGCCCCCTCTAAGGCTTGCCCAGGAATACTTTCATTAGGTTCACCAAAATTTCTGATTAGATTATTCTGATCAGTGATTAAAGTAGGTTTATTGGTTGGACCTTTACTTGCGAACCCTACTATCCCAACAATGGAAGTATTGATAGAAGGGGCGTAATCAGAAATATCCTTCTCAATAGTATAAACACCTGGACTTACGTAATTTACCATTTTATATTCTCCTAAGCATTAGAAATTTTAAAAATTCGTCTACGATGAAGGGTTTCTAGCTGTGCCGTTACATAATGATCGGGCACGACAATACTTTCTCCTGGCTTCATCCACTTTTCTTGACACCCTTTTTCTGTTCTAAAATAAACAGTAAAGGATTGTAAACTATCATTCTTAACTACTTTCATAATTTTGTCTCCTTATTATCTACTAGAGTATGATACTTTTTTTGATAACTTTTTTTATACTATTATCCACCAGCAAATACGGTCGCAGCCCCCGAACTTATTACATGAAGATCATAATCATCACCTATACGTCCCAATCCTTTTCCCTCTACAAATACTGTTAAAGAGAATGTACTTAGTGCAGGGGCATGTGGACTGCACCCAGGCTCATTATGGGATATCATCGTGTCACCCTGCCTCACAACACCTATCCCTTCAGCAAATACCGTATCTGAACCTTTATCTGTGAACTGAGTACTAACTTTGTCACAATCATCTCCGTCCCCATCAGGAGATTTTACCGTATCTACCGAACTCTTTCTTGCTACTAATGGCATTATGCAATTACGGGTTGAATTAGGAACTTCTCAATCTTACCTGTGGAGGTGTAGAGAAATTTGGGGTTTGGTACATAAGTTCGTACCACTATATTAAGGGTCTTTTGAAGTACCCTATCTTCTTTATCAGCAGCGGTAACTGTTCCGACATCATCTTCACTTTCTATAAAAGATTTAGTAAGAGTAGACAATTTAGTAGGAACTTCCATTTCAGGATTGAACTTAATTCTAACCTGCTCTAATATTTGATCCATATCAGCCATATATTTTGACCAAATGTTAAGTTGATAGCGTATATTAATAGCCCTAGGAGCCAAGCTTAGTATTCTAAAAGCTCTATGTTTCTCAGCATCCCAATATTTTTCATGAACAAGAACACTCTCGTTTCTACGCCTAGTTTCATCATTGTCAGAAGTGGTTTGCGAAATAGATAGAATAGGAAGTATAATATTATTTTCCTGTGTCATTTTAGCTACTGCTCGCTCCACATTCGCATGGATACATTTTATATATAAAAATTTATCTTCAGAATTGATATATCCTACATCGTTAAACGATGTTATCATGCCTCTAAGTAGTTCTCGATACACAAAAGAGATATTACTATCAGCCTGAGTCATTTTAAAAATAGTTTTTCTAATATCTCCCTCTCTGGTATCCCACTGTTTACTTAAGCTTTTAGGATAATTATCAAACGCAGAAGAACTAATATATTCCTCAGCCCCATAAGTTACTGTCGTTCCCGACATATTTACTGCACCTGGACTAGATGGCATCTTGACCTCCTGCGTAGCCTCCTAGCTCGCCTGTAACGTCCGTGAGCGGCGTTTGTTGTATATCGGGGGCATCCCGCAGGAGCCTAGCTGAACACGCTATATGGTACACCCCATAGGCTTCAAAGCTATCCTCTACAACCTCAAAGATCTCATATCTTTGGTCCTGAAAAAAGGGCTTGATTATATCCCCAGGGATAACTAATCTTCCCACCTTACGCTCAATATAACTCTTATTAAAAGTAAACATTTGATCATTAGTTAACTCAATACCAAACTGGGTTAACTCCTCACTCATCGCAATAGGTTCATAGTGTCCATGCACTACCATAGGGTCTCTAGCAACAGGCTTATTTCTAGACTCCATGTAGACAGGATCAAAATCCGCAGTCTGAAAATACTTATATAGATAAAACTTAGAACCCGCCAACCTAATCAACTCATCGTCTACTAAATTGAAAAGATTTATATCAGCATTAGTCTGATCAAATAAACTAAGTAAGCTGTCCTCACCATCAAG